CAATGCGCTCGCGCTCGATTCGTGCGCGTTCAGCTTCGGCTTGTACTTGCGGGCGCATACGTTCGCGGTCGATATTCTCGCCAATGGTCCCTGGACCAAACAGGAAGCCGTCCAGCACGCGCAAGGGATTGACCCCGCGACGCGGTGCAGGAGCGGCGGAAGGCATGGGCTGTGCCAGCAGGGCTTGGGCCTGCGCAGCGGCGGGCGCGATAACGGGCTGGGCGGGGTTGTATCCGCCTAGCAGGCCGGGACGCTGAAGTTGTGCGGAAAGAAGTCCCATCGTCAGCCCTTGGAGAACCCGAAGTTCAGGCCCGATGCATTACCCCTACTGGACCCCGTCGTATTGGTCGTGGTCTCACTGGCCAACAGCGACAGAAGCTGGTTAATCTGCGCCTGGAGGTTCGCGCCGAAAGCGTTCTTGTTGCTGTTCTCGGTCTGGGCGACACCCGTCGCGGTATTGTAACCCGACGCACGAAGGCCGCCGATGGTCGTCGCCAGCGTGCGGTCATAGCGTCCGGCAAGTTCGGCCTCCCGCACCCCGCGACGGTCGGAGGTTGCGCCACCACCACGCGCCAGAGCCGCCGCGCGCGCCATGTTGGCTTCCTCATCGCGAGCGGCGGTGATGTCGGCGGTGGTGGCGTTGATCACCTCTTGTTGATAGGGATTGTTGAACTGAGCGATGTCAGCCGGGTTCAGTCCTTCGTAGGACTGTCCCTTCAGTTCGGCCAATCGCTGCTGAAGCAGGTTTTTGGCATCCGGAGACAGAGTGGTCGTGCTCGTCTGGTTGGACGAACCGCTCTGCTTTTGCTTGCTTCCGCCGATTGATAGCGCCACCGCTAAAGTTCCTTCTCAATGGCAGGCACAGCAGACCTATACCCCATTTTTTGCATTGCGCGAACCCATCCCTTGCGACCCGTCGCGCCGCCTGAATCGCACCCGTTCGCTCGCCCGAAAGCCTCCGCGACAGGCGTCAGGGCCATCATCGCGGCCATCGATCCGCCAGCCGCGAAAATGTGCATCACCTTGTGGCGCGGCGAGGTGATGAACTCGCCCACCATGACGCCTTCGGGGTGGCGAAACAGGTGGAAATCTCCCCGTGAAACGCCATCCATGATCTCCGCGAACGTCCACCCGCTATCCTTCAGCGCGGACTCGATCCATGTCTGAATCATAGCGCCACCGCCGTCAGTGCGCCCGCATTGTCCACCGACAAGGCCCACCGTGCGCCGTCCGGCGATGCGATGATGAGGCGATTGCGCGTGAAATAGATGTCGTCGCCCTTTTTGACGTTCTGCTTGTCGGCCTGGGTGATGAGGAAGCGCGTGTCTTCCTGGTCGGGTTGGTTATAGCCATCAGGGGCCTTGGCGAGAATCATCGTTTAGCCCCTGCCTTGATGTTGAAGCGGAAATCACCGACGCGGAAGTCCTGATCGGGTATGGCGATCATCTTCACCGACACCCGACGCCCCGCAAACCGGACATCTGTTTTGTCAACGAGAGAGAACGGACCCTGTTCGTAATCAGCCGACATCGTCCAGTCTCCGGTCGTGAACGACACCGCCACGTCACCAAGGCTACGTTCGTCCGGAATAATGCCATAGACCGACACGGTTTGCTCGCCCGTGCCGATCTCGATAGGGCCGGACAGGGCATAAGGCGACCGGCCATCGCGGCTTTGTCCAACCTCGTGCTCGTGCAGATAGCCGTCGTTATCGACCATCATGGGATAACCCATGACGCCACGGTCAATCCCGCACAGACGCACGAGCGCGCCGACGTTCCAGTGATTTTCGCGATAGTTGTAGAGGACGTATCGATTGTTCTCGACACTGTCCGCAGACGGATAAAACCACCACACCTCGCCAAACTGGCTGATATGGACCGCCGACACCTTGGAAATCTGACCCGCGTTGATGTCGCTGAATACCGAATCTCCGACATCGCAATCCAGGGGATCGACAGAGCCGTTGAACTGCCAGAACCGATTGTCGCCCATCCAGAAATCACGGCTATCGACCACCGCAGCGCCTTGCTTTGAGACGATGCCGCAACCGGACGCGATGCGCTCCACATTGTAAATGTCAGGCGAACCCGGCGCGTAGGTCATCAGGTGCGCATCAACGTCGGTGTGCAGGATGGACGTTCCGCGCGTGCGCTTGCCGCACAGGAGACGGCCTGAAGACTGGATAGCGAACCCACCCGCGAGGTTGGTCGCGGCAGGCTTCCATGTATCGCGGTTTTCAGGGTCGGACCACTCGACCTTGCGGGGGCTTCCTGCCGCGCCAAGGGCGACGATGGCCCCCTGTTCCGTAACAAAGATGGCGTTGGCGGACGGCGCGGCCTCGTCTGGCGGGGCTCCAGCCGTCAGCACGGTCGCGGGCTGCGCCGTGTCCAGTTCCCATTCGTAGATCGTCTCTCCATCACAGGCGATAAGGATGCTGTTCCAATTGTCCAGCGTCCAGACCATCGCCGGAATGATCGCCTCGTCGTCGGGGCGGGGCGTGCCGTAGGTTCCGCGTCCATAAAGCCCGCGCCCATAGCCGCCGCCCGTAGAGGCGTCGCGCGGACCCGCGACGAAGCCGACCGGCGTGATATTGTGCAGGGTTCCGCCACGCGTATAGACGAACAGGCCCTCGTTCGTGCCGATTGCCGTCCATGTCTGGTTATCGTTATCCAGCCAGTCGTGGATTGCCCTCGCGGCTCCGTCCACCGGATCGGGCGACTTGAGACGCCATCCGCCTACAGGGCGCTGCGTTCCCTCAAACCAACGCCACAGGTCGGCGTCATAGAACCGGCCCGCGCTTTGATACCGCGTGCCGTTCCTGAATACGCCGGGAGGGATGATGAACGGCTGGAGCATCAGACAGCAGTGAGACCAACGCCCCAGACGAACCAGTCGTTATTGTTCTCCTTGTAAAGCCACGCCAGACCGCCTGCCGAGATGGCGATGGACGAAGCCGCCAAGCTACCCGCAAGACGGATGGAGACCCCAACGCCAGGAGCAATCGTGTGCGTGCCTGCGCCAAACCCGCGAACCATGATTGCGGCCCCTTCCGGGAAGGCGACAGACGATTCCGGCGGGATGGTCATCGTGTTGCCGGACACGGTCTGCCGGATCATCTTGCCGACATCGGCAAGCAGAAAGGTGTAGTTCGTGTTGATGTTCTTCAGGGGAACGCCCTTGAAGCCAGCGGCGAGCGGCTGTTGCGTTCCGGCGTCAACGATCAGGATTTGCCCCGTCATCGTGCCGCCCGTGCGCTGGAGCGCGCCAGCGCCTTGCGTCTGGGTCACGTTGAACTGCGTGGCGAGCGCTTGAAAGTCGGTATAGACCTCGCCCAGCCGGTCGTTGAGGATGTCACCCCAAACGTCCGCGTCCGCGTCAATGGTCGGATAATCGTTCTGGAAAGTGGGTGTGAACGCCATTACGGCCCCCTGAGTAATGGGCGAAGAGAGATGACGTTAGTCGAGTTCAGGCGGTTCTTCACGTCGATAGTGCCGTCTGCCTTGAAGGCGAGGTTGAGGGAGCCATCCACGCCGCCCGTGCCGCCAGCAGCCAGCGTCGTCGTTCCCACCGACACCAGGGACGCCGTGGTCAGCAACGTCGCGCGAGGCGTAGTAGCGGCCCTGTAGTCAATCAGGGCGACGGTGTTGGCCACCGATCCGGTTCCATCATTGGCCATCACGGCCATGATGCCAGAGCCCTTGAGCGGCGTGTAGTTAAAGACCGCATCATCCGCGATGGAAGGCTGCATTGCGCCGTCGATGAAGATGCGGCGGAACGTCGTTGGGAACGTGTTGATCGTGCCGTTGCCGCCGTTGACGTTGACGATAGCGAGGGGCGCTGACGTGGTTCCGGTCGCCACGACATCGAACTCTCCACCGCCAAGCGCGGCAGGTCGCCTGCTGTCGTTGAAGGTGATGACCGGCGGGGTGGTGACGTTCTCAAGCAGGATGGTGTCCGACGCGGGACCGGGAGCCAGAATGGCATCATTAAACGTGATGTTGCCTGACGTTTGCAGGCGGATCATAGCGGCGGACCCGCCCTCGATAGCGCCGGACAGATAGGCGATGGCGTTCTGTAGGCGGATGGCGTGAGTGCCGAGAGCGCCCTTTGTGGAGTCGTAGAGAAGGCCGTCGATATGGATGTGCGCGGGCAGAACCTCCGACGCGCCGAGGACGGTGATGGCTGCGCCGGGAACGCCGCCGTACCTGATCTGGCTAAGCCGGATATTGGGAAGCTCGCGAGAACCGGCGGCAGGGAACCATGTACCAGTCCAGTTCGCGCCCGTGGTGATGCCCTCAAAGACGATGGCGTTCGTGGCGTTCACACCACCCGTGATGTCGATATTGTGAATGGTGATGTCGCGGGACGACGAACGAATGACCTGAGTGATGTTCGTGAACTTGCAGTTACGCACGTCCAGATGGCCAAAGGCCGTGTGCGCGACTTCGCTAAAGTCCAGGCAAGGGGTGGAGACGACGTTCTCAAACTCATTGCCGTCAAACCAGCCTCCATCGGACAGCCAGTTGACGGGCGAACTGGCGAAGTTGGAAAAGCGCGACCTGACGATGCACGAAGCCGAGTTGACGTTGAATGCGCCGATGGCGGACGAGCCGTTGACGGTGTTGTCCTGCTCCCGGCGCTTGTCAAAGACGCAATCGACCACCTGTAGCAGGGTGTTGTTGTCGCTCGATACGACGATGATCTGTTCGCCGCCCATGCCCCGGAATGTGCAGCGCTCAAACAGGACACCACGGCAGTCCGTCGCGACGATATTGCCTTGGGTGTAGGAGGCTTGGTCGAAAATATCGAGCGGAGGCGTGCCGTTGGCCGAGCGGTTGGACGTGCCACGAAAGACAACGTCGATGTAGCGAATCAGTCCGCCCTTGAAGTTGAGGGCGCGCGAGCCGAACAGGGACGTGCCCTGATTACGGAAGCCTCCGTCAATCTCGCCGTTGCGGAACGTCAGAGACACGCCGTCCGCCAAGTCTGTATATAGCGCGTTAATCGTGCCGTTGTTCGTGAGGCCGATGGTCGTCAGCGTGGCTGGCGTGATCGCGCCGCCTCGCAGATCGAACTCGGTGGAAAACCCGACTTTCAGATTGCGGGTCTGGATACCTCGCCCCGGCTGCCCATAGACCTTGTTCAGGCCCAGAGTGTTCGCAAGGGTGATGGCTTGAGACACCCGATCTGTGTCGTCGGTCACCCGGTCGGCGCGACAGCCGAACTTGATCAGGTCGATACCGTCCGCATGAACTTGCGTGAACCACGTCATCACGCCCGCGACGTTCAGCAACATGCTGTCCGGACGGGTCATGTCGCCCGGTGCGGCATAGTCGGCCCTGCCGCCGTCCCCGGCGGCGTAATAGCCCGCCGTCTGGACAATCGTCGTGCCTGCCGGGAGCGGCTTGAGGTTGGCGAGGGCGACGGAGGTCACGGCGGCGAAAGGACCGATAGCGACGCGGTCCAGCGCGATAGCCGCGCCCATGCCAGCGGCGAGGGCCGTGACGTTGTTGTTGGTTGTCGTCAGAGACGCGGGCGTTACGAATTCAGCCACCCTCGGCCTCCTCAAACACAGCCAGGAAGTCAGGCGCTTCGATATAGACCCCAACGTCGTCACCACCGCCGCCGTTATCGGCTTCGGGGATCATGACGCCACGGGTGCGTGTATAGCCGTCATAGACGCGGTCGGACTGGATCAGGAGCGGCCCGCCGAATTGCTGCGCCAGCGCCTGCTTGTTGATGCCCTCGATGGCCGAATTGAACAGCGATGCCCATGTTGACAGGCGAGGATCGTCCTCAAGATACGGCGCGGAGTCGATCAACGCGCCGTAGAGGTAGGCGTCGGGGTGCTTGGACAGAATCCAGTTGCAGCGCTGGCGCGCGGACAGCGGGGCGAACAAGGCGCGATAACGCAGCCGAATGTCGCCGGGAGCGCGCGAGAAATAGATGTCCTCGCCTGAAATGGTGTAGCTGTTGACGGCGGGATATTGCGTCTTGTCCATCGTGTCGGACGAGACGTAGTTGACGGAGCGATTGCCCGCGCCGCGCCCGTTGATCGACACGATGCCGTCGAATCCGCAAGGCAGGGGGTAGGAATCTTCCTCAATCGTGATGTCCAGCGTCTGCGTTTCGCCCCGAGCGCGGATGTCGCGACGCATACGCGCCTCCGCCAGACGGATGAAGCGCGGCGTCTGAAGCGCGAAATCACCGTCGCTACGGTTGGCGGTCTTGACGATGGCGGCCTTTAGCTCGTCATAGGTCTCCACTACCGAAGCACCCCGTCTGTGACCCCTAGACGGCCCTCTGCGGTGCGCAGGAAGGCATAATCAGGGTCGTTGAACTTGGCGGCCAACTTGTCGGGATAGAGGTCAGGACGATAGGCGTCCCAGCCCTCATTTTGCAGCCACAGATCGCGGATGGACTGAGGGACGTGAGCGACCCGACGCACCGAACGGTCGTCCGAATAGCCGTCGTTCGCCAGCCTCTGCCCGCGAATGTCCTCGATGGCTGGGGTCACATCCTGAATCGACACAACGGCGAACCCGTCGTTGTGCTCTTCCCAGAAGTGGGCTCGGTCACCGATATATTCAGCGGGCAGAAGCAGGCTAGGCACGATCAGTCCTCGATTTCAACGAAGCCGCGATCTTCCAGATTGTCAGCGATGGACCGATCCAGGATGACGGTGTCGCCCTTGGAATAGGTGCCTTCACCGACGCCCGAAAAGACCTGACCATGGCCCTTCTTGGTGATGCGAACCGAAACCTCGTCATCCGACTTGGCGCGCATGGCCTTCGGAGTGCCGTTGTCGTTGTAGAGTTGAACGTCGTCGTCTTCCTCCAGTTCTGACGGCTGGGCGGCGCGACGGTTGGCGGCGTCCAGATCGTTCAGTTGGTTGGTCGTCGCCGGAACCGGACGATCCATGCCCGGTTCGTTGTTCGTGCCACCGTGGGCCTTGGCGGTAGCGCCACGAGCTTCGGCCTCGGCCTCCGACTCATTGGTGCGCGACAGGGTCACATCCGGCTTCGGTTGGTTGGGGGGGCGACCGGGGCCGCGCTTGGCGGCTTCCGGGGTGATGTTTTCGGTGTTCTTGATTTCGTCAGTCATTGCAGTTCCCTTGGAAAGAAGGGCCGCCACTCAG